TACAGGCTACCCAACAGCTGGTCGTGCATCGCCATCGGGTGCATCGTCGCCGCCAGCTGGAGCATCATGCCAGCGTTGAGGTGGTTCCCCGCCTCCGCTAGAGCAGCGTAGCGCGGGTCGATGCCCTGCGCCGCAGCCGCCTTTACGCCGGGCGTCGACACGTCAGGCACAGTCTTAGCCGCCGGCGCGGAAGCAGCCGCCACAACCGCAGCAGGCGCGGCAGGCGCGGCAGGCGCAGCAGGCATAGCCGACGGGCTGTTTATGTCCGCGCCGTTGGCGCGCAGCGCATCGTCCAACGCGGGGAGCGCGCCCGGAGGGGGCTGGAAATTCATCGGCGGCAGCCCCTTGGTTCCAAACGCGTAGGCGAGCCGCCCGCCCAGTGTGGAAAAATCGGGCGGCGCGTTCGGCGCGGGCGGCGCTGGCAGCCCTCGGCCATTCCACCAGTCACCCACCGCCTGCCCGGCCTGACCCCGCGTCTGGCCGATCATATCCGCCAGCTCGTTGGCACGTTCGCGGCTGAACATCCCGGCCACATTATCAGCAAGAGTTCCAGCCATCGTCAGTTACCTTCGTAAGAGAAGCCATTCCGCCCAAAGCCCCACTGGAGCGGCGTGAACATCTTCCGCATCACTTCGTTGCGCGCATTTTTGATGTGATCTTCGAACGACGCGCGGAACTCAGCCGCCCGCTGCGGGTTGCCGGCGTCGTGATCCACGATGCGGAGGGCCAAATATGCGGCCCAGTCCAGCATCTCAATGTGATGATCTTCGGGCAACTCTGGCTCAGCGTCCAGCTGGCGCACATGAAAATTGTCGAGGGGGAGCCGGATGACGCGCATGTTCAGCGTCTGCCCCGCGTAGTCCGCTGTCGGGACAGGGTAGACGCGCAGCGTCATCGCGCCCATGCGCCCGTCGCCATCCAGGCTGATGTAGTCATCCGTCCCGAACGCACGGGGCTTGCCCGGCTGGAGCACGGCCAACTGGCTGGGGTCGAAGAAATAGGAGTCCGGGACGTGGTAGGTGTCGAACTGCGCGTGGCCAGCACGCGCCAGATCGGCGTTGTCCCCCTGGAAACGCACCGACATCACCGCCAGCACCGAGGGGTCCAGTGCATACTCATTCACGCCTGCTTGGACGACGACTTGGCAGCACTGGGGGGTGACGGCATCCCGGATAACAAGGGCCTTGCGCGCAAACCGGCGCTGCGCCTCGTTGATGTACCGGACGAGGGTCTCATCCGACCACAGATAGTCGGATGACCCATCCACTTGATCGGAGCGGTCGTGGAGGATGTTCTCACGGAGTTCCGTGAGTAGATCGCCAAGGTTCACTCCCGCCCCCTTATGTGGGGATTACCCCACGACCCGATAAGGATATTTCTGCCTGTCGCGATACCCTATCACGCGACGCGTGCTGGGATCAATCTGCGGCGCGGACGTGATCGCATGATCGAGGATCTCCTTGACGCCGCTGGGGATGTTTACCGTCTCGCCAGGGCGGATCAGGTAGCCGCGACCGTTGTGGCCAACGAACAGCCCAGTCGGAGGGATGCTGTCATTCTCTTCCAGGATGATCTTGATCGTCTCCGGGAGGCCAACCGGGGCAGCTTTCGCCTTTCCCTTCGGGGCCTCGACATCAATATTCGTCCCAAGAATGTCCGCGTCAGTCATTGTCATCCTCGTCATCGTCATCCTCCGCCACAGCGGCGTCGAAACTCGTCTCATACTCGTCCGCCGGCAACGCCTTGTCGAGGTTCTTCTCAAGGAAGCTGAGAACGGATTTCACGTCCGTAAACACATATTCCCGGCATGGGTTCTTGTAGAGTGTGCTCGGCTTGCGGTTCCGCTCAACGATCTTCGGGTCCCGCACCCTGACCGTGTAGCCATTCGTCAAGCGCTCGATGGTGACATCGTATTCGCTCATCTTCTAGGTCCCCCAGAGAGTTGGGGGGACCGAAGTCCCCCCGTCCTTGCCGGACTTAGAGCTTGATGGCAGCCACGAGCGCAGCGGCCGCAGCGTTCAACCCCGAAGAGAGGGTCAGCGTGAAGTTGCCGAGCGAGCCGTCGACAGCCGCCGCGACAATCGCCGAGGTGGTGTCGATGGTCTGGGTGCCAGCCGCAACGGACTTGAAGCACTTGGTGGCGGCCATACCGCGCAACCACGTCCACACGATGTTGTTGGTCGTGTCGATGACTTCGACCTTGAGGGGTTCGTCACCGAGCGGGATGGTGAGGGTCGTGCCGTCGCCGGTCCAGTACAGCGCAAGCGTCGCGCTGGGCTCGCTGAGGCGGGGGTTGCCGATCAGGGTGCCGGGGCCGGTGTAGCTGGCCGGGAACGACGCAGTGTGTAGTGCGATGTCAATCGTGCTCATTTTCGCCTCGTAATGGTCTGTTTCGTGGGGCGTCCCCACAAAGAAGGGGGTGGGGGCCGCTAGGCCCCCAGGTTATTACGCGGTAGCGCCGACTTCGAGGCGGGCCATGAACGCATCCTGAAGGATGACCACAGCGGTGTACAGCTTCCAGCCGATGGTCCCGCGCTGGCCCAACGGGTCGCCGGAGGACGGCTTCGGATTAACCACCATCGGCGTCATCGAGGACTTGCCCTTCAGCGGAACGAGGCCGAAGGCGTCGCGACCGAAGATCAAGATCGGGTAAACGTCGGCGTTGGTGCCCGAGGTCGAACGCAGCAAGCCCTTCGCGCCGCCCGCATCCGGGAAGGGAAGGAACACGGTCGAGGTCAGGTAGCGGACCTGCTCCACCGAGCCAATCTCGCCTTCGAAGGGCGAGGTGTGCGGGCCGTAGCTGGCAACCGGGATGAAGCCGGTCATGTTGCGGATGTCGGTTTCCAAATCCGGATGGCAGATCGCGAAGTACGCGGCTTCGACCGACTTGGTGTTGAAGTCGGGGTTGGACGCGACGACCGAACTGATCTTCTTCGCGTTCTGGCGATTGAGGCCGGTCGTGACGCGGCGCTGATCGGTCAGTGCGACCGCGGTGATCACCGAGCTGCGGCCAGCGACGGCGTTGCCATAGAACACGTTGGTGCCGGCCTTGAGCACGTTGTAGCGGATGGTCTCGACCGTGACCGCCGCCTGCTCACCGAGAATTTCGGTGGCCTGCTGAAGGATCGAGTCCGTGTGGGTGTCTTCAACCACGTCGGTCGTGGTGATGAAGTCGCCGTACTGAGCCAGGGTGACGGTGTAGTCCTGGTTGGTCATCAGCGAACCAGCGGGCGTCACGCCTTCGATCAGCGCCTGGGTGGCCACCGGGATGTAGAAGGGGTTGGCCGCAGTCGCGTCAGGACCAGCCGTGCCGGTTGCGCCGGTCAGGAAGTAGCGACGGAACTTGGCGGTCTGCGTGGAGTTGGTCGGCAGCGGGTAGCTCTGGCCGAACTTCTCGATATGGAGGTAGGGCATCGCCCGCTTGAGCATCTGAACAACAGAGTACGCAGCAACGGCAGGCGAGATATCGCCATATGATGTAATCGCGGTCATGGTTGGCTCCTGTAGGGCTCACACAAAGTTCTTTGTGTAAAACGTCTAGGGCCTCGCCCATGACCGCTTGTTTGGTCCGGCAGGCAGCACGTTCGACTTGGTGTTGGGACAATACCCTCGTAGATGTTGTCTGTAAAGCGCCGTCACACCTTAGAGGCGAACGCTTCAAACGCGCTGTCGAAGTCAGTCGGCTCAGCCTGCGCCACGCCAGACCGTTTCGAGCTGACCGGAGCCAGCGCCGCAGCTGCCTGCTTCACAGCAGGAGCAGGACCTTTCTGGGCAGGCGCAGCGGCCGGCGGAGCGGCGCTCGCCACAGGAGCGGTGACCCCGCTGTCCCGCCGATAGCGCTCGATCAGGTCGCGCACCTCACCAACGGTGCCCTGCTGCACGACGTGCATATACGCCGGCTTCAAGTAAGCTGGCTGCTTGTCGACCCACTCGACCACCTTGTCCCGAACGTCATCATAGTCGGTGACTTCCTGCCTCAGGTCGGTAAGCTGAGTGCGTTCGCTGAGGGTCTGAACCGTCTGCACAATGGGGGTCAGGCGAGCGATCACCGACTGCTCGATATACTGGGCGAACTGACGGTACTCAGCGCGGCGCATGAGCGCCTCAGCCTTAGCAACATCCGGCCATTCCTTGAGGTAGCCCTCCAGCGCCTTCCGCTCGTCCGGGGAGTACAGCTCGGGCTCGGGTTCCGGCTGAGGCTGCGGCACGGGCTGCTGCGGGACGATCTCCTCCTTCAGCGCCTTCGCGAAGCGCGCAAGCCGGGCGTCGTCATCCTGCGGCGCGGGCGGGGGAGCAGGAGGAGTGACTTCCGGCGGGGTCTCAGGCGGTGTCGTCTCGGTCGCGCCCTCGGTCAGAACAATGCCATCAGCCGGAGGCGGGGCCTCGCCAGCAGGGGGCGTCTCGGGGGCAGTCTCGGTCGTCTCTGGCGCAGGGGCGTTCGCCTGGGTGGTGAAGTCGGCCGGGGGGCTCTTGTCCCCCATCGCGGCAAGCTCTTCAAACGCCTTGGCGAAGTTGTCGTCTTCCGGGGGCATATGTTTAGTTCTCCTGCTTCGTCATCTGCGGCCGAGGCTGGGTGATCAGCTTCAGAACATACGCGTATGCCTGCGCCTCAGCCTGGACGGCCACCAAATTCTCTGGGCTGCTCTTTAAGAACGTATCCTTGGCATTCTCAAGTAGCAAGCCCACCAAAGCGATTACATCCTGCACGTCGGTAGACTCACGCCTTAGATGCAGCTCCGCCGCTATCTCCAGCAGCTTCCTCTTGATCGTCGACATTCGTAAGACCTTTCTCCAGCAGCGCGAGCGCGGCGTCCACAGAGTGGGCGTCGGCTGCGGCCGTGTTCTTCTGCCCTTGGGCGATGTTTTTGTACGCGTCGGACAGTAGCTTGCGGACGTTCGCCTCGGCCAACTCCTGCGCTTGTTTCTTCTGGTCGTCCGCTTCCTGCGCCTGCTGCGCCTGATTACGCGCGAAGTCGGCCGGCGACAGCAGCATGTTGCCGAGATCGCGGACCTTGAACCGCGCGTCCACCAACTTGCGCATGTCTACATACTGCTTTTCCTCTGGCTGCAAGGTAGACGCAAGTTGATCCACCTGCATCCCGCGTACTTCCTTGGCAATGAGGCTCGTAGCGCCTCGGGCGATTACATTGTAATCACCTTCAGGAGCCAGCTCAGGATTAAACTTTCTATTGAACTGTACGATGCTCTGGATCACAGACTGAGTAAACTGATCGAACGACCGCACAATGTCCTTGAATGGGAGCGCCGCGTCCCCTCGTAGCATCGACGCCCCCGCCGCGGTGCGCATCGGCTCGGACGGGGCTTGCGCCATATCCCCACCGGTGGCAGGGCCGACGAAAGTCTCGGCGTCCGCGAATTTCATGAACAGCTCGATGATCGCCTGCAACTCGGGGAGGTGGCTGTCGATCTGAATGTTGCGCACCGCCGGCCACTGCGCCGAGGCGTCCTCGCCCTCGCGATACCAAATCTTGTAGGCCGACGTGCTGGTCAGATCCTGGTCGGCGCGCAGCAGATCGGTGTTAAGTTCGAGGTTGGGGCCACAGACCACGGACGCGTTGTCCAGCAGCATCCTCGTCGCCGCGGCGATGGACATCTGGCTGTCGCGGATGATGTTGGGCAGCCCCTGGCCGATGGGCGACGTGTCATCCTTATCGAACAGGAAGGTGTGGACCGTCTTGACGTCAACGCCCAGCTTCGCCCACGGGTTCATGTCCGCCTTGATCACGTGGCTGTCGAGCAGCCAGACCTCGGCCTCCATGTCGTCCGAGAGCTTGTCTTCCGCGACATCGACGCCGGCCATCTTCAGGTAGTCGCCGGACACCTGCCCGCGCCAGATAATGATCTCGAACTTCGCCGTCTCCGCCTTCATCTCGTTGACGTTGGTCTTGACGCCCATCACGCGCAGCTCCATTTCGAACTGCTGCGGTAGGTAATTGCCTGTGGACTTGCCTGCCAGATATTTCTTGATCACGTCGCCGAAGAAGTCCGGCCGGTCCGCCAGCTTGCGCACTTGGCTCCGGCTCATGACCTTACGCTCGAAGTCGCCGTCCATCTGCGCGAAGGTTTTCGCCGACAGGTCGGGGTAATAGTCCCACACCGAAGTGAACTCGAACTGCGGCTTGTAGACGGTGCGCTCCTGCGGCGCAGGCTGCTGGGTCTGGGGGTCGACACCCCACACAGTTGACTTGACCTCGCGCGCGAACGGTCCGCGCAGCACGCCGAGCCCGTACAGAACGCCAGAGAGCACCACCTCGCGGTTGAGCGCCACATAGTCGTATGTCTGGTCGCCACCCAGCTCTTCCAGCTGGTCGTCGATCACGTTGGACAGGTCGTCGGCGCGCTTGTCGGCCAGCACCTGCACCGCCGAGGTGACGTAGTCCTTGTCGACCTGGGCTTGCACGCCGGCCGCTTGGTCTTTCTGCTGCTGGTCCCGGATGGCCTGCTGCACGTCCGGCACGGACATCTCTGGGCTCGGGGACGCCCGCAGCTCCCAGTTCCGCTCGTTGCCTGGGAACATGAGGTTCATCAAGCGGCTGAGGACGCTGATGCACTTGATCCGGGTGATCTTGGGGTAGGCTTTGGACCGGTTGGCCGAAAGCTCTTTCTCAATGTCAGGGTCGTAGACCCCGAGGTACTGCCGCTGGTTGCGCATCCACCGCAACTCGGCGATGCGCCGATCCGACACATACTGCCGGAACAGCTTATCGAGGCGGTTGCCGAGGCTCTTCAGCCCTTCCTTGTCGATCTTCTTGACCGGCGCGTCGTCGCCCTCGACCTTGATGGCGGGTGGGTCGATATCGGAGCTGGCGTTCAAGGTCATGATCTAGCCTCTGTGGGTATGGGTGGTCGTGGGGACTCCCCACGACCGGTCTTGTTTTAACTTAGGCAGCCGGGGCCGACGGCGCAGCCGGAGCAGCCTCGACCGGAGCGGGAGCCGGGGCAGCCTCGACCGGAGCGGGAGCCGGGGCAGCCTCGACCGGAGCGGGAGCCGGGGCAGGCGCAACCGCCGCATTCAGAGCAGTGACGGTGGCGGCTATCTGCTTGGCCGCGGCCTCGACAGCGGCAGCGTCGCCGTTGGCGTTGTACTGGCTGATCTGCGTCGCCAGCGAAGAGATATCCGCGATGGCAGCGGCGACAGCCGGCTGGAGAGAGGCAACAGCGGCCTGGAGGTCAGTGATTTCCTGAGACATGAGCACGATCCTTTGGTTGAGAAGGGTGATGTTGTGCAGTAGGAGCATCTGATCGACCATCGTGTCTGCTCCATCTCCGGCAGGGACGCCGGGCTTTAATGATTAACACGCCACACGAGGGCAGCGATATAGCCCACGAGAAATGTGATCGCTCCTAAGAGGCCCCAGTCGATATTGAACGGCATTACCTTGGCCCTCCTGGGGTTTGTTTTGCAAGATACGCAGCTGCCGCAGCCTCGATGGCATCCAGCTCCTTCGGCCACTGCTTGTTCACGAATATACCGTCTTGCACACCGCTGTCACCTGCGTCGCCGCGCCCTTGCTCGACCATCCCGAGTTTGCGCTGCATCATGGCGCGCACGATGGGCTCCTCGCCTGTCGGCATCGTTGGCAGCACGCCAGCTTGGCGCATCTTCTCTATGCCCCGGTGAAAGCTCTCGTGCACCATCGTTGAGGGGTACGCTCCGGTTGTCAGGATCTGGTCAGGGTTGGCCGTGTACGCTCCTCCGAGCGTCAGGTCTTTCTCTGGCTGTTGCCCGATGACCATGTTCGCCGGGTCGAACCCAAGCGTCGATACAGCGCTCTTGCGCGCCCCAAGGTACGCGGCGGTCATGTCATCCGCCATGGCGTTCGTCATCGGGTGCGCCGGGGGTAGGATCGGGGGCATCCCCATGGACATCATTTTGTACGTGCGCTGTAGCAAGGGGAACGTGTCTGCCGTCGTCACCTGCCCTGAATACTGCGGGTTCTCGGCAGTAGGGACGGGGAGCCCGTAAGACGGCCCCGGAGGGACAGGTTGAGGCTGCACATACGCCGCGGCCGGCTGGCCATACGACGCGTTGTACTTTCTCGACAGCGCCACGTCATCAGCCGACGGCCACGCCGGCGGGCGGTCGTCTGTGACCGTTGACTTTCCGAAGATCGCGTCCAGCCAGCCCATGATCTACCTCACCGGAAGTGATACCCTGACCCGAAGCTGCGCGGAGGCGAGAACTTCTTCCCTGTAGCGGCGGACCCGTAACGTATCTCACGTTCCGACTGCCGATGGAAGTAGCGGCACCCGTAGCCGAATGCATCGCCGGGGTGCGAGTAGGCGTTCTTCTCGGGCTTGTCGCCCTTGATCATGTCTTTCTTGTTGTCGACCTCGTACCGCCAACCGCCCTTGAGCGCACGAACGAGTATAGGGCATCTGGCCGCGTCGACCCGTAGCGCAGGACCGACTTCAAGGAGCCGTGTGGTGAAATGCTCGATGGCGTCAAGGCGGAGAGGGAGCCGGTTGTTGGTCTCCGTGAAGCAGTAATAGTGCTTCCGGAACTTGGAGACGACGGTTTTTTCATCTGACTGGCCTCTGTTCGCCGCCGCCGGGTCCGGCGCGATCACGATCTTGTTGGGGTCCAGGTTGGGCCACCGCGCGCGCAGGTATGGCTTCAACCGTTCAGTGATCAACCGTTCCGCGCCGTAGCCCTCCTGGATCAGCTCACCGAGGACGTTGAGCCGCCCCTCGGTATCCTGCTGCATGAAGATCAGCGCACTACCCCCGATGCCAGGGTCCATACCGATGATCAGCGGGAGGTGCGGGTTGAGAATGAGCGGCTTGGTGGAGAGGTGGATGTCTGGCTTGAACGTCGGAACCACGGACTTGCCGCTGATCGAGAAGCCCCACTCGGCGTCGATGAACTGCTTGATCCACGCCTCGGACTTGCCCTTCACGAGGTTCTCGTAGTAGCCGCGCTTACCCGGCAGGTTCTCGATGTTCTCCGCCTCGTCAGTCAGCCCGCCCGGCTGGTGGAAGTACACCGCGTTGACGTCACCTTGCTTGGACCGCAGCATCCGGATGTCGGCGTCGGGCTCGTCCTCATAGGGGATCACCGTCGGGCTCGCCGTCAGGTGGTCGAACCACCAGTTGTCCTCGGTGCTCGGGTTGCTCGATCCCCACATCCCCCAGTTGGTCACCGCCGTGCCGTCGGGCAGCTTGTAGCGGCCGCAGCGCGCCGCCAGCGCCTCAATGATCTTCTTCGGGATCTCCACGAACTCGTCGATGATCGCGAAGGTCACCTCCAGCGAGAGCACGCGGGTGATGTCGTCCTCGGTGTCGAGCGGGCGGAACAGGACCTCGCACTCCACGTCACCGAACTTCAGGACGAAGATCTTGTCGGTGGCGTTCCACGTCCCGGCCTGCCCCTCGCGGAACCAGTAGGACCATGACTTGAGGGTGGTGTCCTTGAGCTGAGGCATCGTGTTTCTGACGATGACGGCGCGGGTCCGCCGGGTGCCGTCCGCCGAAGGCTCCTGGAGCCCGGCCATGTAGCACAGCTTGAAGAAGATCCCTGTGGTCTTGCCTGAGCCGACCGGGCCAATGATCCAGTCGTAGAACAGCTCCCCACTCCGGTAGTCCTTGATGAACTCCTTGATGATTTTCGGGGGCGTGTAATTGATGACCGACGCCACTGGCTACCCCAAGTTGATATTGATCTGGAGAGCGTTCTGCGGCCCCTGCGCCGCGGCCTGATCCTTGCTACCGTCCAGCCCCGCGGCGCGGATCGTGAACTTGATCAGGTCGGCCTTCACGTTCGGGGGGACGTCATCGTTGCGTGAGTGGATCAGCTTGAATGATGTGGCCAGCAGGGACTCTGCTTGCAGGCGGGCCTTGAGCTTGAAGCTCATCCCATCCTTCTTCAGGTCCTCGACGTAGCCGGCCACAGCCTTCATGAAGACCGGGTTCAGGCGGAGAGAATTCCACCCATCCCGGTCAATCCCGTAAGCCGCGCAGAGGTCAGGGATGGCCTTCTCCCGCAGCGCCACCTCCAAAGGAAGTGTCGCCGGGAAGCCCAGCAGGGACGGGTCGTGGCTCGGCGTGGTGACAGCGCTCATGGCGCTATCATATCACCAGATCCTATAGCCGCGCCAGCCCTTGGTGGCGTGAAGCTCCCAGCGGCGGTTGCCCAGTCGGAAGCTCATAATGATGTGGCGGTT